TGCCCGACCCATACTCGTCGCTGTCACACCTGTGATCTCGTCGAGCATACTCATGTAGACACCGAATGCCTGCATCAACTCTGGGATGTGGTTAGACTTCTCCATCGGACGCATCTTCTGCGCGACGCCATTCTCATCCGTAGCGATAGGGATGTAGAGAGTAGCAGACGGGATAGCCTCCATGATAGAGTCAATGTGCTCCGGCTCGATACTGTCGTCGTACAAGACAATCTTGTTAACAGTGTTAGCTTCACGTCCAATCTGGATCAAGGTGTTAACGATGCCGCGTAGTGGTGGTAACCAACTAATTACTTCGGCTGGGGGGATGTCCTCGTTAGTAGCTGGCTCCAGAAAGTTGCCCATAATAATAGGGCAGATAGGCGCTACCTTAGTACCGCAGTATTTACCTAGTTGAATCTCTGCCTCATGCGTTGGCTCGTATGAGTCATCTAGGCTACGTACCCAACAGCTGTATGGGCAGGTGCGATTCTGTTGTACTTCCTCAGTGAGACGTCTGTGTCCCCCTAGGAAGTTTTCATGGTAGACCTCTACAACTTCTACGATATCGTAGTCCTCTGGTTGGTCTTCCTTGTTCAGCTGGTTGTATTCCATCTCAGTCCAGAAACGATCCCGGAGAGACTTAGGTAGGTCACCAATCTGCGTGCGGTACCTGTGATATCTGAAGCGGCGGTAGAAAGGCTCCCACCCACAGTCTCGTCCTTCGATGGTCTCTACACGAACACGATCATAATCTGGAGTGGCTTTCTCGTAGTCAAACCAGACACGTACTGCAGCGTAGGGGTTGAAAAGTGCAGACTGTACGAACTTCCGCATACACTGCTCCATTCCAGCGTGGTGCATCAGGAAACCGTAAAGCTTATTCTGCGCCTCTGCGTATTTTGCTGCCCCGATGTTTCGAGGTTTACAGTGTATAGTAGGCACCCCTGGGTTGAGTGCTGTAATGATCTGCCGCGCTCTAGTCTGCAGAAGGTTAGCCATCGTCTGAGGGGCCCGCCAATCTGTAGAGGTTGAGGTGTGATCTACCCACTGCTTGAGGCTTACTCCCTGCGCTGGGATAAAACTCTCCATGGAAGATGTGTGATCTCGCCCAGAGTAGATGTCAGAGATCAAGGACTCGACAGCTACGATAGGTCTACGACAAGCGGAGATAGCTAGAAGGAGTCGCTCCTCTAGTTTTACAAGTGCTTTATCACTTAAATTGTAATGGCCTTTCTGCATAGTGTTCGCATTATACCTTAGAAGCTTGCTCCATGCCAGTCATTCCCAGAAACTTTTCGCGTAGTGCGTGGAGATGTGTGTGGGTTAGGGACAGTAGTTGGCAACCCCGGGAGGGCTCCCCGTCGTTCTAGCGTGCTAGATAGCAGTGCGATACTAGTGAGCATGTCATCGTAGTCAACCTTAGGGTAGGAGGTGAGCTGGTTATCGAACTCATACTTCCCTGGGAAGCCGTTCTTAGGGAACACAATGAACCCCCGGTTGATCGCAGCCTGTATACCCTGGATCCGCATGAACTTCCCGTCCTTACTGCTCATCCCCTTAGGTTTGTGCATTCGGATGTTGATCCCACCTAACCTCCCTCGCTCTGCCAACCACGGAGCAATGGCTGCCTGCTGAGCTGCCTTCTCGATCCAGATAGACTTCATGTTAGGGTGTAGCTTGACTGACTCCTCCTCAATCCACTTGACCGCCGTCTCCAGCCCTTCAGCGATCTCATGCGCTCTAGTGACAACGAAGATATTCCGTCCCGGCTCTATGGCCTTCCCCGTTGAGTCCTCTTTTATTCCAAGTACCTGCGCAGGGATCGGCCGCACGAAGATGAAGCCGTTCCTACTCCCGTGCTCTCCTGTCATCCGCCCTACTGGGTCGAAGAGCATGATCTCTGGGTAGCGTGAGAACTTCTTCTCGATCTCAGCCAGATCCATATCCAGAGCCGCACTCGCCAGCATGTCCTTAGTGAACAGCGGCTGATCGTCAGGTATAGGCTCGTTAAGATACTGGGCCGCGAAGAAGGAAGGTGATACATCCCCCTCGATTGCTAGTATCTCCTCGCCCGTTAGGAAGCTCGGACAGAGAGCCGTAGGATCCCCGTTCTCGTCAGGTGGTCCGTCCCAGCAGCCGAAGCGAAACTGGTGCCACTCTGGTCGTTCTCGGAGAACTGCGCTGACGTCCTCGTTAGCCCAGCAAGTTCCGATGTGGCAGATGGGGGAGGTCGGGTCGTACATGAGGGGGACCATCTGGTTGATGAACTCGATCACCTTCTGGCGCTCGCCGTAGGTCTTGGAGTTCTGCTCGGTAGAGGGGTCGTCGATGATCGCGAGGGTTGGGTGGTTACCAGCGAGAGAGGATCCCACCGAGCCGGCGAACATACTAGGCTCGCGACCCATACCAGCCGAGCGACCGCTGATGTTGAAGGAGTGGCACGGCCCACCAGCGTGAGCTTTGCTCGCCATCCCGCCTCCAGCAGATCGCACCTCTAGGTGAGGGAAGATGTCGGTGACGTCAACGTAGACGCCAGGGAAGAGCTGGAGCTGACCCATGAAGCGGGAGCGAACCTCTCCGATCAGTTTCTCAGCGAGGTCCATCGTAGCCGAGGCCACAAGAATTCTCTCTTCCGGATTCCTGAGGAGTTTCCAGGATGTGTAGACGACAGAGAGGAGGGTGGACTTGGCGTGACCCCGTGGACACAGAGTAGAGCTCTTCGTGAACTTCATGGCGTGGGCCAGCATCTTCTTGTGGAAGTCGGTGAAGTTTTTCCTGCCTTCCCGAGTGCCGTCGTAGCCCAGAGCCTTGCCCCAGGCGATGGGGTCGTTGAGGAGCTCGAGGACGCGGGTCCGAAGCATCTCACCTGTGATGTGTAGGCCACGGATGTCCGCGGAGGGGTTGTTGCCACTGCTCAATGAAGCCGCAGCGTCGAGTTTCCTGACCCGATTCTCCCAGCGATCCTTGTTGCCACCACCTTGCTGGGCGGTGAACATGTCGTTATTGTTGACCATGACTCACAGTATAACAACTGAGGGCGAGGTTTGTAATTTTTTTGGGGAGAAGCTTGGGGGACAGCATGCCTAGGGGAGGGGGGTCGGACTACGCGGAGAGGGGTACCCCCTTCTTCCTCCGCTTGTCCTCTGTCGCACCAGGCAATACCTATGGTATCCCTGATGCTCTACTCGTCGCAAGCTCCTCGCATCGTGCTAAAGCCCTGTTTTCAGGTGTACAGGGCGCGAGGCACGATAGATAATACTAAGTGATAGTGTGATGTATAACAAAATACTAAGGGTCAATAAAGACTAATAAGATAATGTTTAAGAAAGTTCAAGCTAAAACAATGAGGCTACCAGTTGGATTTAACAGTCCAGTGCTAGTAGTAGATTTACAGATAGTCAAGGATAGCGCAGGCTCACCAATGGCTAAGATAGAGTTCGAGAACGGATGCGTAGAGAAGATATACGTATTCGATAAGGGGTCAGAGACAGACCTTAACAACACATTCCAGTACCTAATGGACAACTGTAGTGTGAAGTTAGAAGACAACCTCGATAAGGATGGCGAGTTCAAGTTCATATCAAAGAACTGGAAGCAGACCTGCAGAGCAGAGAGAGTCGGCAAGTATGTTAACTTCTGGGAGACCGGTAAGTAACAGATCTGATTACAGAGGGAGGGCTCATCACGAGTCCTTCCTCTATTTTTTGTTTATTATGTTTATTTAATACATTATGAGTGTAGCAAGTAAGCAAGCAAGTAAGCAAGCAACCACAACTAAGGTCCAGGAGGGCCATGAAACAATGAAACTAAAACAACTACTAATCAAGCTATGCGAGGTCGCTCTCGTACTCATAAGTTTCGCACTACTAATACTAGTGTGGGATATACTCGAACCCAACAACTAGAGTGCCGGAAAAATCGTCCCTAAACCCTCGTGCCTCGGGCCTGCTTCGCGACGGGGGCGCGATTTCTTCCTCAACCAATCAATAAAAATAAATCTAATGGAAAAATATCAATTAAATCAATTCGAAAAAGATCTAATACATGCCAACATCAAGATGGCCATGGAAGATCAAGCTAACGAGAGAGTAGAAGGTGCAATATACTACTACGATAAACAACTACTAGTCGAGGAGACTATGGAGTTACTCACACCCTGCAACTCAATAGTAGATGTAGTGACAGAACATGTCAAGAGTCAGATATGGGACAATGATTTGGAGGAGTACTTCTGTGATTAAATACGAGATACTCACCACCACACAAAGAGGAGTGTTACCAGCTGTAGCACTCTTCAATAACCAGATGCAATGTCCAACAGGTGTGTATCAACTAAAGATCGACTACTTCAGGCACTTCCTAGACATGGAGAATGAGTTCATAGACATAAACAGTCAGTTCGATGACACTAACACGACTGATTGGCTCAACTACTACAACGCACTAGCTGAACTAGCACACGAGCACGACTTAATAATCTATGAACATCAGTTTGGCATATACCTACTGCAAAAAGGTGTTAGATATGATGACTACGAGCTATACCTATTCGAGAAGAGTCTAATACCTCTGAGAATAGAGGGAAGAGAGGCTAAATCAGCCCGTGAGTTCGGAGTCAAATATGCAGGTGCACAGTTTAACAACCCACCAAAAATAGTCGCATTATAAGTGACTACATCCCCTTAGATAGGCCAAGGTTGGAAACATACCTTATTGAGAGCCCGCTAGAGCTCAAGAAGTCGAAATCTAGCACCTCCAACACTGAGAGTCCTGAGCATGACAGAAGTAGTCACGGGTATATTCCTAAGTCTACGTATCAAGAAACTGCTCACCCCCACCATCCACATTAACACAACAATAACATGGAATTAATACTTACACAATCACTACTGCTAGTAGTCACTATAGCACTCATCCGAGTATGCATCACAGTAAGAGATTACAGAGATGACATCTCACTCATCAACCAAAAACTAAGGACCATAGGCATAGAGCTAAGGAACATCCAATACTACCCACAACCTGAAGACTTCAACGCATTCGAAAGAGAGCTAAACAAAGTAGACGGACATTTCCACAACCCAAACGAGTTAATAAAGTAATGGAGCAAGCCGTACTAACAAGCAACCTTAA